GCGATGTTGTTTTCAATTGCTCGATATTCGATACCGAATGAATGTACATCGTTTGAGATTGATCGGTTTCGATCTTTTGGGCTTGCTCTGAGCTTGCGCTAGAGAGCTTATCAAGCACCTGAGCAAAGGCTTCATAGCCACTCGACTTGTCATTAACCTTTTGCACATTCAAAACGGGCTGTTCGTCTTTGAACTGCGGTAAGTCTTGCGCCATAACTAGCCTCCCTTGCTTGGCATTTTGGAGTACATACCAAGACCTTCCATTGCCAAGCTAGATACATCACCGAACAATTGAGCGTAAAGCGTGTTTTGCACGTTCTCTTTCTCAATGTCGATGTTGGCTTGCGATAGATCGTTCTCAATATCAATGTTACGTTGCTGCTTACTGCCTATATTCATCGTATTTCGCTGAATAGCATTGAAGCTAGGCGAAGAAAAGGCGACACCACGAGTCGTCATTGCCGCCGTTTGAGCGTCAATTACCTTCTCCATGACATCGTAATTCGATAGGGTTTTTTGCTGATAAGCTAATGTTTGCTGCTTCGATTGAAGATCAAGCGACTTTTCTTTCTGTTGGGCAGCATTGTACTCCATATTCATCTGACCAACTTTAGCGCCGACCGCAATACCGGCCATCACAACGGCTGCGACTTCCAATCCCATAATCCCTCCTTAGATTACTGCCATATCTACCTGATAGGCTATTGCCAATATCTGTAAATCAAAAGGCGAGGATTGATTAATTACAACCGCATCATTTATCCCTCTGATATTCCGATTCCATCCAGAAACCGGCGAGATAATAGCTGTATCAGTTTGAGGTTGTAATGGCAATCCCGCCTGAATATCGGCGAAATTCTGATATGGTACTAGCTTACCATTGATGTTGAAATCTAGCGATTCAAAATAATCCACATAAATACGGCTTAGATTCTTCATAAACGGTGCAGCAGCAACACCAGCAAACGGGTACATTGGGATAATCTCAACGTCATAAAGCAGCCCAATAAAGACTGTATCTGAGATGAGATTGGGATTTTCTACGGTGATCTCACCATCCACAACGAGATACTGCCCGAAGTCTTGGTTTAAATAGACTACCTGAACCGTATAGCCATTAAACATATCAAGGCCAGTCACCAACCCGCTTGACGCCATTGACGCAGGACGATAACTGTCCGTTTTGATCAAGGTATTGAACCGTTCGATTGTGTAAGTATTGGTCAAGTCATAGAATTTGAGAATAAATATCTCATTATCAATGGTTACGATGTCCACCAATCCAACGTTTTCTTGGAAGGTAACAGGGGTCAACGCTGCCAATTTATATTCGTTCGCGAACTGAAATGCTGTCAGGGTATCGTCATCGGGGTTCAAGAAGTAGACGAAGTTATCCTGAGAAGTGTCAGACCCACGCAAGAGTGCGCGGTTAGTTGGAGCTTTTACTAGGTGACTTGACGCTGCGGATATGTTACTTGCAACATACGTCAACCCTACACCGTTATAGTGGAAGTTAATGATTGCCTTGCCCGTCTTGTTTGAGTAGTACGAATCATTGATATAAGTAATTGGCTTCAATTTCCCCGATGCGCCATAGGATGATTGCTGACGAATAGAGAATGTGCCAGGCGTTAATGCTGCGTTCTGATCTTGAGGGCAAGCAAATTCATAGTTCTGGCAATAGACCTCAAGCTGTTTACCACCGTTCATCCAAGTGATAGCACCACTATTCGTTTGACCAATGGTATAAACGATAGCATCTGTGTCGCGCCCTGTAGCCACGTCAAAGTTAATAGGTGCGTTAATGCGTGAACCAAAGACGGTGCTTGGTAATGTTTTCGTGTTACCGAACCATAATCTATTCTGATAGAACAATACCTTAGCCGGATAACCTAATGCAGCACTCCAAGCTGGCTGACGAATAGAATATTGAGAACCTTTGCGCGCATAGAGTGTGGGGTTCGTTTCAAAAGGTAACTGCACAATCCCTGTAAACGTCACCGTACCACCACCACCGCCAGAATAGGAAACAGCGGTTATAATGGCGTAACCGATAGGAGAGGTTTCGCTCACGCCACCACCGATGATTTCCCCGCCAATCCAAGCGTTCGTAAATCCAGGGTCAGCGCCAACGCCTGTGAACTGGAATGTCAAAGTCGGTGGACTACCGGCAACGCTTAGGGTGACGTTGAAATTATTGTAATTGATCGAGTTAAAGTCATAAGACGGTAACGGGTAAATATCAAGATACTGGAACGCAAATGTCGGTGGACTAGTTGCGTAAGAGCTAATGTAAATTCGTCCAGGTGCATAATTAGGATGAGTCAGAATCAACGTGTCATTATCTTGGGTATAGTCAATCTGATCTAAGTCGGTTGTGATATAAGGTGTCACAATATCCTGAACAAAAGGCAAGCCGTTAGATCGCGCAACAACGTTAGTACCTCTGCCAGTAACAACATTATTGCCACGCATCGTAACAACTTGCACTTCATCGTTAGGCGCATCGAACACATAAAAATGCCCGTTAGCCGACATCAAAATATAATAGTCATTATTCTTGTCGATAAACTCATACATTCTGGAATTTGGATTAGCATAGGCGCTAGCATTGAGCATGAACTCAGTGCCTTTGCGTTTCTTCGCAAGGCCAGTGGTTCCGACTTCACAATTTAATAAACTCTGAGCAGCCGTCAGATATTCATTTATGTCGGTTCTTTTCCATGTAACCTGATCAACCTCACCCGTGGAGAACGAGGTTTGACGTATCATTTTTGTCATAGCTCATCCTTGTGCTATACAAAGGTAATTCTATCAAAATCATTATACGGAGTGGTTTCAACACTTCGTTCCATATCATTTTGAAGTATAGCCTTTGCTAACATTTTCTCATATTGCTTTTCGAGATAGCCCGTTAACTGGACGTTGTTTGTAAGCGTAGGGGCAGACTTGGCAGCAGCATAGAGAATGAGCGCCCTGGCAAATAATGGCGTCAATACAGTAAAAGCGGGTTGGTTGGAAATATAATAATACTGAACTGGCAACGTCTGTGCCAATAGAAGCCGGTCAGCAAACTCATAGCTTGGCCATTGCGCGCCAGTAGATGCCCATTTAAAAAACTTACCGAAGTCACCTGGTAACTGGTAAGAGTAAGTAAAGTCAGGCGAAAAATTAGTGGAAAGCGGTGTTGAGTCCTCGCGGTACACAACGCAGAAATTCCAATTCGTTTCTAAAAGTAATTCAGGGAATAACTCATCAATCTTAGCAGCAACATATTGAGCGTCTTGGCTATCATTGATCGATGAGACAGCAAGCCGTCCTAACTCAGACAGACAACGATTAACTAGCTGCAACTGAGATGGCATGAGTGCCTCCTATAGAAAGTTGGGAGCAGCGAGCGCCACTCCCAAATCCATGCACCATTACGCAGTTGCGATAATGCGATAGTGAATCTTAACAACCCAAGTGCTATCACCAGTGGTAAATGCACCCGTAGCGTTACTAAGGTATAAACCTTTGTTAGCACAGGTTGTGAAGGGAAGAACACCAACCGTGTTGCCAGAGGTTCCAAGGAATGAAAAGACTGAACTTGCTACAGCGAAGAAGTCTGCTGCTGCTTCTGTGTTCGTAGCCTTAACACCCGCACCGTTAGCCGTTGAGTCGTATTGAGCAAAGACCACGCCACCGCCAGCATAAGCCGCAGAAACGAAGGTCATTACCATTTCCATACGATCAACTATGATCATCTTGTTCGCGCCTGGTGCTGCGATTAAGAGTTTAGGTGCAGCATAAGCACCGTTAAACTCAGCCGCAGAAACGGCCACGCTTGCGTACAACTGGATATTGTTGACACCGTAGCCGGAGTCAGCAGTTTTACCAGCCGTGCCGGAAGCAGCAACAAAGTTGCCATCAACCAACGCCGCAGTTTTAACAAGGAACTGACCAGTAGCCGCACCCACATCAGGAATGGAGTAGGTTGTAGCCTGTCCATGAGATGCGTTGCTGATAATGACAGCATAGTCACCAGCGTTAGCGACACCGACCATACCAAGGTAGCCA